GATGTCGCCGATCGACTGCGCGAGGTGATCGGCTCCAGCCAGCGGCGCACCAGTGTTGCGATCCATGCCCATCATTGCGGCGGCCCCGACATCGCGCCACCTGCCTGCACGTTCGTGTGGACGTGGTCCTTGAGGCTCTTGCCGCCACCGACGACGTCCGCGTCGCCGGTCACGGTGCCGGTCGCGCGGATGTCGCCATCGACCGCGAGGTCGCCCTTGAACGACAAGCCACCGTCCGCATCGATCCGGACGGTCGCGCCGGCCGGCAGGATGGCCGTGAGCGTGTGGGTCCTGGGATCGTAACCGATCCGTGCGCGGTCCTGATATTCGGTGAGGGTGGAGTCGTCGTTCGCGGGGTGCGGATGAGCGTCGCTGGACAGGCTGCCGATAATGATACCGCGCGCGGTGTCCGCCTCGGGTGCGAGGACAACGACCTGTTCGCCGATCGCGGGCGGTGACCAGGTGCGGGTGGATCCGGCGCGGCTGGCAAGCCATGGAATGTCGCCCGTCGTCAGATCATCGGCGAACTGGACGCGCGCGGTTCCGGCATCGAGATCCACCGATGCAATGGTGCCTTCGCGCGCAAGATCGCCAATGAGGCGCTGAATGTCGGCAGTGTCGGCCATGTCCGCGACCATGCGCGGGATGGTCGAAGAGGCGAGAGCGGACTCTTGTAGAAACGCATTCTACAAGAGTTTGGGCATCAGGCCGCTTTCTCCAGAGCCAGTAGACGAGCCTCCAGGGCGTCGCCGCGTTGCCGCATGCGCGCGATCTCCCGCCGCTGCCATGCGGCCTCAATCGCGAGGCATTCGACGTAGCGCAATCCCCACAGATCGCCGGCTGGCCGCGTGACCTGCGACACGCCAGTGTCCTCCAATTGCGTGACGGTCTTCTTCTCGATCTCGACGCGGTACCGCACCGTGACCGGCTTCAGCACAAGTTCACCGTCGTTGCCGATCTGCGGCAGCGTGGTCGTGTCTTCGCGGTTGCCGTTCGGATCGAGCACGATCTTTTCGTAGCTCTTCTCGACCTCGACTTCCTTCATGGTCGGGCCGGTTTCCTCCGCCCATTCGTCCCGGCACACCGGCGCAAGATCGAACGGGTCGATTCCGCGCTTCTTCAGCGCCGCATAGACATCCTGCGCGATCAGCCCGAAGTGCCAGCGACGGCCATCGGTGAATTTGAACCGCGACCAGCAGACGTCGCCCCATGCGTCGAGCAGCAGGTCCGAGATATCGCCGATCTCGGTTTTCTGGCGCTTGTCCGAGGTGCTGATTTCCGGCGATGCTGCATAGACGACCGAATACCGGTTGCCGGGACCGCCGAGCGAATAGGCGTTGTCGTTTGCGGGCTGTACGCCCTCGCTTGTCAGGGCGCCGTTCACCTTGACCCAGCGCGCCTTGAAATCGCCCCCGATCAGTTCCTCATGTTCGTTGGTCGCGATGAAGAGGCGGTCGCTTCCCTTCCACAGCATGCCGGATCTGTTGCCGATCGCGACGTTGCCATCCCCCTGCACATCTCGAAGCGAATAGGGCGATAGCGCCGTGTTGTAGTTGCCGTGAAGGAGATACTCCATCGCGCCCGGCGCAATGGCGGTATTCCCGATCCCGTCGATCAGCGACATCAGCGCATGGATGTTGATCGCCGTATTCTGCACGGCGGTCGTTGCATATTGGAGCGCCTGGGTTCCGCCGGCGAAATTGGCGGACCCTGTCGTCAACGAGGCGCCAGCCTCCATGCCGTCCAGCGTATTGTTGAAACCAGTGGTGAGCTTGCCGCCCGCGAAGGGGCCGTTGGTGACGTTGTAGGCGGCCGGGCCAGTGCCGCTGCCCGCGCCCATGCCGATCGACTGCGACACCCGCGCCGTGTCGATCTTGATATGTTGCGTGGTGACGGCGAGATGCGTCGCGATCGGGCCGACATAGATGTTCTCGATCGTCGTCGTCAGCCCGACGAACCAGTCATCCATCCACTTCTCGGTGATGACCAGGCCGGTCAGCGTCGCCTCGAGCACCATGACCGTCAGGTTATCCCAATATGCGTAGCTCGTGTTGCCGATCCAGATGCAGTCGCGCGTCCCGTCGTTGCCGAAGCTGACGGGATGCTCGGCGAGGATCCGGTGCTGCCCCTCGACGCGCGCCGTCTGGTAGTTCCACGCGCCGTCGTTGCGACCGCCGATGTGGAAGGTCAGGTGCCCATAATGATCACGCACCAGGATGCGCAGCGTGATTTCGCGCGGATCGATCCCGACCGGCAAACCGATCTTCACTGCCCCCGTCTGGTTGACGCCCCCGTTGAAATAGGTCGCATTGCGCGGGAACAGGACGTGGTTGCGCGCCGCGCTTGCGAGCGTCCGGGGACGCGAGTCCGCGTTCATCAGCTCGGCCACCTGTGCCGGCGTCGCGCGTACCATTGCATTGCCCTGGAGCATCGGCAGCATCTCGTTGCCGGTGAGGGCCGCGACCGAGGGAAGCTGGGTTATCTTTGCCACGATGAACGTCCTTCGGTGTTGCTATCGGCCGCGCGCGAACCAGCGGAAGCCGCCGGCAGCATCGGCAGTTGGCGTCTTGTGATTCTGGGCGAACAGCAGCGCGTGGTCGGCCGCCAGCGCGACCTCTTGCACGGTCGACTGGCCGTCATCGGTCCGCGCACTGTTGATGATGGTCGCCCACAGGCCGTCGCATGCGGTGTCGAACGGCCAAGGAAAGGCGAGCGTGAACGCCGCCTCGGCGCCCGGTAACGGACTGACACCCTGCATCTCGATCGTGCCGTCCGAAAACCGGCGATAGCGGCTGGCGCCGTCGACCCGCGTCTCGGCAACGAAGACGACGCCCGCGGCTGCGAGCGCGGTGGGGGTGACCGCCAGATCGGTGCGAAGGCCCGCGCGAACGTCGGCGCCGCTCGCGCTGTCGACGGTCAGCGTGATGTTGGTGCCAAGCGTCCCGCCGCCCTTCACCAGGCCGGCCCCGTAAATTACTCGGGCGCGCAGACCTTCGATCGCCTCGGTAACGGCATCGATCGCCGTGGCGATCATTGCCTTCACCACCGCGCCGGTCGTCGCACGTGCGGTGTCGCCGCCTTCCGCCTCGATCAGTGTCGCGAGCTCGACGACGCCCTTGCGCTCCGACGTCGCTGGCGGGTTGAGGAAATTGGTGTCGCCGAAGGTGATGGCGTCGATGCCGGCTTCGGGAAAGGCGATGTCGATCGCCAGCGCGAGCATTGAACCGGTCGCCTTCTCGGCGATCGGATCGGCCTGGCTGTACGTCGCGAACAGCGTGCCATCGCCGAGCCAGAGCCCGAAGCCGCGCACGACATAGCTGATCGCGGCATCGTCCTGCACGGTCATGTGCACGATATTGTCGCCGACCGACGCGCCCGAGACGGTATCGATGCGGCGGAATTCGCCGGGCAGCGCGGTCAGCGTGGGCGCGGCGACGAAGGCGGCATTAGATAGGCCGACTTCCGTGACGGTCAGGTCGACGCCGGTGTCGGTCTGCGCCGCGGTGAACCGGCCAAGGCCGGCCGTCGTCATAACGAGCTTGAGTGCGATCATGGCCGGGTATCCAGAAAACTGCCGGTCGCGCCATCCTCGATCGGCTCGCCATCCTCGGTCTGGAGGTAGGCTGCCCAATCAGGCGAGGTGTCGACGGTCAGGAGCGCATCGGCGCGGGTGTAGGAGATCGCGCGCAGCACGGCCTGTAGGCCGATCGCGCCGGCCGCGGTGATCTGCTGCACGAGACGCATGTGTTCGCGCAGCGGTTTAACGCGCCCGACCTCGCGGATGATCGACTCCGCGAACGCAGCCGACGCGCGGCGCCCGCCGGCCGCGACGCCGTCGCCGGTGACCATCGGCAGGATGACGTCGAAGGTATGGGCAGGACGGCGCGGCTCGGCTTCGTGCCATTCGACGAGGCGCGCGAGCTGATCGAAGCGGCTGAGGACCGTCTCAACCGATAGCCGCGTGCCCTTGTGACGGTGGAGCGCGATCGAGGTGGCGACCGCGCCGCGCTTGTCCTGTTCCGACCAGCCGGCGTCCCATGTGTCGACCGACAGGCCCCATGCGAGCCACGGCAGCAGCTCGACCGGGCACGTCATCGGATCGTCGAGGTCAGGGGGCGATGCGACGTCGACGATGCGCGCGGC